GCCTTCTCTGTCCTTTAGCCTGGCATCGCGCCATTGCGCCAGGTGTGGCGTCTTGAACTCGGCGAGCGTCAGCTCGGCCAGCGCCGGGAAGTCTCGGGTGAAGGCGGATAGGCGCAGTTGCTCGGCCCGCGCGCCGCGCTTGGTGACTGACACCTCTTCGCCGTAGCGCCGCAGCATCTCGGCCACCGTGTGCCGCTCGGCCGCCGGTTGATCCTTGGACGCGCGTAGCTCGAGTTCTCGCGCTGCCGCCCATGCCTTGGCCTCGCGCTGCGTGCGGAAGGTTCCGGAGTCGCGCAGATCCCCGATCTTAATCTGGGCGCGCCAACCATTTTTGTAGGGAGTAATTGACGCCATGGTCTCGGTGTCCGTGGGGCCACTCGTGGGGACGTTTTGGGGCGCCAATTGTACAAAGTGCACGAACAGCGTGCAATACGTCATTCTTTGCCAACAATATGTAGTGGTATGGACGTTAACCGCACACAACGAATAGTTGGCTGGTACCCGGGACCGGAGCCGTGAGGGCCGCCACAGAAAGGGCGGCCTGGACCGTGGGGCCTATTTGGGGCTTGGCAGCAGCAATGCGTCGATTTGCTCGATGGAGATGAGGCCGCACTGATTCAAGCGCAGTTTGCCGGCGCTCACCATTCTACTTACCGTCGTGCGGCTCACGTTCAGCATTTGGCCTGCTTGCGTAAGGTTCACCTGCGTGGGGCGCGGGTGGCGCTTCATCGCCCGCTCCACTGCGCGCTCGACGATCCGTTCCAGTTCACCCGTTTCCATTTTCCCCGTTCTCCTTTGCTGCGATGGCGGCGTCTCTAGGCTTTCTCTTGATCGTGACCGTCATCGTCCCGTTTCGATAGTGCTGTGAGCTATCGATGTACATTTGCGAGCCGAGCCGTATATCGACTTCGTGAGGCGTCAGATCCTCGCTCGCCGATGCGGCTGGCGGGTGCCATCGATAGAGCGGATATGACTCTTCAATCTCAATCTCTTTTGTGACTCCGTCCTGGTGACGACGAGAAGGCGGCAAGGTTTTCGTATAAGCGAATGTCCCCGATCCCCTTTTGCGCCACATCCACGCCACCGGCTCGCCCCGCTGCTGTAGCTGCGCTTCGAGGACTTCAACACGTTTCTCCTCTTGCCCGAGCGATGCCGCAAGAAGCGCACATTTGGCCTCAAGGGCGACGACGCGATCCTCTTGCATCTTCGCGTACCTACGGATGCCTTGAGCCGTCCATCCGCCATCGATCATTTCTTGCGTTACGCCGTCAAGCACTCGCTCCAACTCGGCGATGCGCGCGGCCTGGTCCTCGATCAGCGACTTGGATTCGCCGAACAATTTGCGCCAATATGGCGAGTGATGTGCGGCCAGTTCCAACTGCTCGCACAGCTCTTGGGTGGGGGTTTTGTCAGCCATGATTAGCGAACTCTCCGTGCAGCTCGATTCTTTTCTTGCGAACAACTTCGGCAGCTTCCTCTTTGGTATTGAACAGACCCAAATACATGATCTTCCCGTTTGCCCTTATGTTCGCCTGCCACTTCTTAAGTGTTGAATGGAAAGATACGCCCTTAATGCCTGATTTGTTCGTAACCGGCGTTTTTGCATTCCACTGATTCTGGGCAAGCGAGACCAATCTCAAGTTTTCTATCCTGTTATTCGCTCTATCTCCATCGATATGATCGATGAGTTCTCTTGTCCACGATCCGTGAACCAAGAACCAAATTACGCGATGACATTGGAAACGACGGCTTTTCACTTGGACATGCCAGTATCCGTCTCCGTTTATCGTCCCAGCTCTATCCCCGCTCTTCACTGCGCCATGAATTGATACGGTCCAATATAGATGACCGTCCTCATAGCGAAGATATCGCTTAAATAGATCGAGATATTCATGTTCGTCAGTCATGGCCGTCGCTCTCCTTCGCTGCGTCGCATATAGCGGTCACGGTGATATTCGTATTCATCGACCGGAGCATGTCCGCTTCCGTAATTATGGTCGACCAGCAAATCGCCACAACAGCAATAACCGCGCGGCACATCGCGGTTTTTCCAGTCGAACCATGCGCCACGAATCCATCGCTTAATGCGAAGAAGCTTCACGATTTCCCTCCCGCCCGCTCGACGCGCAAACAGTTAGGATGCCCTTCCGGGTAAGCACACGGAATATCGCCGTCGTTTCCGTTGCAGGCGCGGCAGCGCTTCTCTGCGCGGTCGATGCGCTCGATTTCGGCGATGATCAGCGCGCCGGCTTTGACGAGATCTCGGCGTGGCGTCGTCGGCTTCCACCAGGAAGCATCCCATGGCCACCACGTTTTATTTGGCGTGGTATTGGGCGCGATGTATGCACCGGCGAGCGTCTGTGCTGCGTGCATCGCGTAGCAAACGGCCGCGTCGGCGAGCGCTGCAACGTCGTTCGCGCCGTCGTCGTGCGCCGCCGTCCAGCCTTCGACGCTCACTTGCCGCGCACGCTCAGCCAGCACATCCCGCGCCGCCCCGCTAACTGGCGACGCTGCCGCGCGGGCCGCCGCGAATGCTTGTCGCGCCGCTTCGATGTGCGTCATTTCGCTGATTACGTGGCCGATTTCGCCGTCGCCCGCGATTTCGGTTAGCCAGTGCTCGATGGTCGGATATGCAAACGCCCCGCGCTCGTACTGCGCTACAGTGCCCTTGTACTGTACGGACCGAATGCCCTCACGGCGAACCTGTGCGACAACATCACAGAGTGACGCTTGTTTCGCTGCGCCTTCTTCGCCGTTCAGCAGCACGTCAAGCTCTCGCACTAAACGGCGATGGTCATCGGCCTTGACTCGCATGTCTGCGAGCAGTTCTCGCGCGTTCGCCATTCCATCGTCGTAACCTTCGGTATACCGATCATCTTTCGCTTGTGCATCCTGCGCTGCTGCGGGCGTCGGGGCGGCGACTTGCGGTTTCCAGCGATCCGCGCCTTTCGTGTACACCAAGCCCATCGCCTGTACGGTGCGCATTGCAGCGCCACGCATTTCGTCGGCTTCGTCCGCCTGCCCCGCGCTTGCATCGAGACTTGCGCGGGCTTGCCACGCCTCCCAGCAAGACTGCACGACAGGATTCTTGTACCGCCCGTCACGCGATTTGTTCAGATCGGTCCTGGGCCTCTGCGCCGCCTCGAACGCCTCGCGCTCGCTCATAGCTTTGTCAGTCACTGCTTCCTCCGTTGTGTGCGGCGAGAAGCTCGCGCAGAGTTTCCGCAGTTATGTCATAGCCACCATCGTTGGCATATTCGATTGCAAAGTTCAGTGCATCAATCTGCTCTGCCGTCAACGCCGCCGCGCGCTGCTCGGGCTTCTCGTCGTAACCGTATGGGCACTTCGCTGACAGATCGTGAAGCCCACAAGTGCAGGTTTCTTGCTGCTCCCCCTTCGGTTCGGCCGGTGCGGCGTCTTCGCGTAAAGCGTCAGCGGCCCGATTGAACGCGCGCTGCATCTGCGGCGCTTGCAACGTCTGTTTCTCAGGATCGCCGTCGATACAGTATTCGACCATCGCCCACGACAGCGGCGACGATGCGAGTTGCGCGAACGGCCGAAGTCGATGGCGCAGATAGTCGTTCTCGGCCGCAAGCTGATGATTCGCGACGCGCAGCATCGCTGCGTCGGCCAGCGTGCAGCCTTCCGGCGGTTCGGCCGGTGCGGGGGCGGCGATCGGTTGCTCTTGATGCCATAGCATCATGCAATATGCAGCAACATCGCGCGGATCCCCCTTCTCGACGTGCTCACGCAGGCTGGCCGAGAGGAAGGCCGGATCGCAATGCTTCCAACCGCGACGGCCTTTAGCGCGCGATTCGGCGAGTTTGGCTTTGAGCGCGATCGCGAATTGGTCGACGGCCTCATCGTCCGGATGCGGCGCTACAGCCGGCGCAGCGGGGGCGGCGAATGCCTGAATGGCCGCATCGGTGATCTCGTCCAATCGGCTATCGTCGTCTGTAACCAAGGTGAAATCATCTTGGCTCATTGTTCCTACTCCCCACGCCGACCAGACGCGCGTGCAGTCGTATGCATCGCCGAGTGCTTCAGCGATTGCATCGCGAACCCGTGTGCGCGTGTCGTCATCCGCCACCCGCACAACGTCCTGCGAGCGCGAGAGGGCGGCTTGCCATCCCCACCATGCTCCTGTGAGGTAGGTACAATCGCTCCCATATCCGGAGCCACGACGCCACGATCTGATTGACTCTATCGTTGCATTGTCTTCCGGCCACTGCTCGTGCATATGCGCTAGATATTTCGCTTCGAATTCATCTCTGTTGTCCATGTCTTCAATCCTCACTCAAACATATCGGCTGTGGCCGCTTGCGAGCGCTTCGTGGCGGCGCGGGTCTGCGCGTGGTGCTCGCGGTCGTAATTCAGATGACATCGCTGGCACCAGTGCCGCAGATTCGCGAGGTCACAGTTCTACGGCTTGATCGGCATGTTGTCCTCAATCCTCTCCAATAGCGCGGGCGCGGAGCATGGCGTCGGCAAGCATATAGGCTTTCTCAGCGATGATGAACTCGAAGTTGTTTGTGCCAGGAACACCCGCTTTATTTATCCCAGCGGCCGTTAAAAACGCTGCCATTGCCTTCGCCGCGAAGTAGTCGCGCATTTCAAGATCCGCCACGCACAGGGTTGCCTTGGGCTTTTCGCTTTGCTCGGTATTGCCGTTGGTATTCGTTGTATTGCTCACGATTCTTCTCCTTCCATTGTTTGATAGCTGAGTCTGCGCAGGCTTTGCAGTGGCTCTTTATCTTCAACAACCCGCTTCGGCCGGCGTCCATCGAAAAATCGGTCAATGGCTTTACGATTTCGCAGGCTGGGCATCGCTTATGGTCCGCTGGCATTTCGCGGTATGTGTCACCCGGCATAAAGGCATGCCTCGTATTGCATGAACGGCACACGATCGCCATCGACCCATCGCGGTAGTGCTGCAAACTGGCGACTGTCGCTTGGCCATCCTCAGCCAACCAGTTCATAGAGCGCCTGCAATTTGGACAGATAAGATCGGCACCAGCCATGTCGTGCAACTCGGCGTTCGAAGGAACGGCTTTCCCTCTGCGCTTAGCGAGAACGCGCATCTGTCCGAAACGGTAGTGCTTTGCGCACAAATGCTGGTGGCCTTGCTTTCGAACAGCAGAGTCTTCGCATCGAGAGCATGCCGGACCACCGTCGCTTATCCTCTTCACATCCATCTCCACGCCCGAGGGCAAGAATCGTTACTTAGAACCAGTCAGTTGGATCATGGGCATGGCTCCGCCCATCATGTATTGTGGATAATGTCCATCCCACTTCTCGATCTTCTTCATCTCGACGAGCGAAGGATTGGCTTGTAGCGATTGGCCGAGCAAGTCATTCGCCTTTGCCTTGTTCTGCGCAACCTGCAACTCTGCCTCGGACTCGACGACCCGCTTTTGTGCCTCGTACTTCGTCTGAGCGATTTCGTTCTCGACGCGAAGGGCGTTTTGCTGGGCCGTGATCTTCGATTCGATAGCGTCGTTGAATTGCTTGGAAAACTTGAAGTCGACGATATTCACCGAGGTTACGTCCACGCCGTCAGCGATGAATCGGTTCGTCAGGGACTCGCGAATTTCGGTTCCTACTTGGTCGCGCTTTTGAATTAGGTCGGTTGCGTCATATCGAGCCGATACGGCTTTGACGACATCGTGAATTGCCGGGTCCATGACGACGCTCCAAACATCGCCCTGAAATTGCGAGTAGACCTTCACTGCGGCGTCGGGCCGGTAGCGGAAGTTGACGGATACTTTCGCGTCAACTTGCTGCAAGTCCTTCGATGTTCCTGCCACATCCGATACATTGTTCTGCACTCCTGTGTAAATCAGATGCATCGTTTCGCTGATCGGCGTGCGGAAGTGAATGCCAGGATCATAGAGTGTCGATGAGGGCTTGCCGAACGAGGTCATGACGCCGGTATATCCAGCAGGAACCGTTGCAATGGGGCGCAGCGTGTAGGCGACGACAAGGGCGATCAGGGACACGACGCCGATGATGATGTTGCGAATCAGCCTGCTATCGCGAAGGTCTTGCTCGGCCTTGAGCTTTTTGTAATCGTCAATCGTGGGCATTGCAATTTCTCCTTGGTGTTAGCCCGAGCGCAAGAATTCGAAAAAGGAGCCGGCACGTACTGGCCGGCCCAAAATCCGCGCGCCTAATCCGAGGGCCAACGGCGCGCGGTGAGAGGGGGTTACTCAAATCATGGCAAATTCGACGCCAAGCGATTGCGCAGCATGGACTTCGACGGCCATCATGTAATCGGCGAACTGCTGCTTGTTCATCTGCGACGTGCTCATCGGTACGAGCTTTCCGCTCGGGCTTTCCTGCTTCGGCGCAAACTGCTCGCGATAGTGCTCGTGCCAGACCTCTTTCGCGAAGCACTTGCCTTCGACCTCGACTTGCTCCGCGATCTCGGTCAGCAACGCCCAATATCGCGCGTTGGCGTCGTTGCTGCGCTTCTGCTGATACTCGCCTACCTCGACGCACCAAGGACGCCCAGCGGCCGCCTGGGCCTGCGCGGTAGCCTTCAGGAAATCCCAAAGGCGCTGGGTGATTTCGCGATCTCGAAGGACGAAGATCTTGCTCATGCTGCCTTCCTTCTAAGTGCCGCTTCGTATTGATCCACGAACGCGGCGAACCCGATCAGGTCGCGCTCCATCGCTTCAATGAAGTCATCGTCACGCTTGACCTCGACGAGCGTGAATTGCTTCTCCGCTGCCGCTAGCGCGGGGCAGTACAGCCCGACATGCCACCAAGAGCGGCCGCATATCCACATGCATCCCTGGGCCTGATCGCGCACGTCGTCAATGTCCTTGTCGAGCAGGATCGGACGCAACTTCTCGGGCGCGAGAAATGCCTTGTATTCGCTGCCGCCGTCGAGATCGATCAGGCCATCCGCACTCGCACCGAATACGCCATCGTCGGTTGTCACAAACCCGGCGCGCTCGACAAGCAAGCCGGTCAGCGCTTCATGCTCCATGCGAGCCTCGGGCTCAAGCTCGTGCCCGCGGCGCATCTGCCAAGTCTCGAAACCTTCGTCGAGCGGCATGCCGCTGATACGCTCGATCGCGATGCGGAAGGCGTAATCCTTAGCCGCATCCGACCAGTCGCCGATCTTCTCGCCCTTCAATGCGCGCTTGATAATGTCGGAACTCGGGACCGTCTTGTAGCCGGCCGCCTCGGCCGCATCCTTGTGCGACATACCGTCTTGGACGCATCGCACAAAATCAGCTTGCCGCTCATCGAGGCATCCTACCTTCTTGCGCACCGTCGAGAACATGCTGGCGGTAATCACGCCAGCGCGCGCGCGGTGCCATTCGATTGAACCTTGCTCGCAGTGGTGGACTATCACGATGCCTCCGCGGCTTTGAAGTCGGCGATCTTTCCCTCGACCTTCTCTTTCACCTCTTTGAAAGCCGAAGTGTCTTTCGTTGCGCGCAGCGCTGGTGCAGCGATCTTCCAGATATCGCGCGCGGCTTGTTCGGTAGACGCCTCAGCGATTTGTTTCTTGAACTCGTCAACCATTGCTTGCACTTCATCCGGCCGACCAGACCCACGTCCATCATCGTCATCGTCTTGCTCAGAAAGGCCGGTGATGGCCTTTAGCGTGTAGCGTTGCAGGTAGGTTTGAGCGCTGGCGCGCGCCTGAATTGCGTTCTTTGCGCCGCCGGTGTCGGGGGCCGCGCCCATCGAGACGTATTCCTCGTGGCCGCCGACATGGCGCAAATAGCACGTCACTTCCATCCATTGCGGTTCGTCTTTCGTAAGCTTCCACGATGACGAAAGGCCATGCTTCGAAAGCGCCGCAGTCACAGCGTTCACCACGTCATGTAGTTCCGCATAGCTCTTTCCCTTCAGCGGTCCATCCGTCACCTTTCGGCCTTTGATGATCGTCACAGCCTCCGCCTTGAACGCAGCGAATGCGGCATCGTATGCGCGCTTTGCTTCAGCGGCCTGCCAGCGTTCTTGCAGTGCCATCAAACGCTCCAAGCGGTCCAGATCGGCCCCGCTTTCGACGGCGATGCGCAGCAGATCGGCCGGCGTCGCCATCGTTGACACGGCGCGCTGCTGAGGCGCAATCGGCGCAGGCACTTGCGCGGCGCCGCCGTCGATCAAATCGAAATCCGTTACCGGTTTTTCCATTGCGCGAGTCATCGCTTGCTCCTGATACGCAGTCATTGTTTCGATGGCTTCGTTCACGCGAACCCTCCGATGTGGTTGATACCCGGCGACACAGCGCCGATGCTTTCTATGCCGATGACGCAGGCGAAACAGATCAGCACAGCGAAGCCGAGCGCGAGGACCGGGTGACGGTCGTAGAACGCGTCCAGGCTCGTACACAGGCGGCGGAGAAGGGCGGTCATCGCTGAATCCAAAAGAACTTGTAGACGGCGAAGAATCCGTGCCGATAGCCAACGTGAGTTGCATTACGGCTGAGACGGATTCGCATCGTGCGCGACACCTGGAAGTGGTACAGGCCGACGCGAATATTGATGACGAGATCGCTCATGCCCAAGCCCTCGCAACGTTGTCGGCGAAGAAAAAGACGAACCACACGACGCCCGCGCTGAACGCGCAGTACGTCACGATCTCGTGCAGCTTCGATGAGCGCACGAGCGCTGCGTTATCGTTCGCAGCGCGGCGCAGGCCTTCTTTCGAGAGCGTCACGAGGACGCCCGAGTCGGTGTGGCGCATGGTCAGATCCCGTATTTGATAACTTCGTCGATGCTTATGCCCGTCGCCTTTGCGATAGCATTCGCAACGATGGCCTGTTCGCCCGTGTTCAAGTGGCCGCCTGCTAGAACTGTTTCGAGGGCAGTTAGCATGTGTCCGGTTGCAGCGAACTGCCTGGCATATTCGTTCCCGTACTGCGACATGGAGCAGTCCGCAATCTGAACCGTTCTAGCTTTAGTTAGCGGATGAATCGCAACGATATGCGGGCCGACGGCTTCGAGTTCGGGGGCCATGTCATTCGCCTTCGGCCAAGCGCTTCATGTCAGCCATGGCAACATCGGCTGGATCGTAGAAGCGCGACGGATTGATCTCGTAGCCGCTGGCGCGATAGATCAACTGCGCGGCAAGCGCCGTGTTGTGGAATTTTTCGAGCGCGTACCCGGCTTCGCCTGCCTCGTGTACGACCCAGCCGGCGCGGCAGTGCGTCGTTTCGCATGCATGCCAACTGCCCATGTCCAGCGCGCCAGGCTGCGAGACGCGCTCGTAGATGCGCTTGTGAATGTCGGGGATGATGGGAATCTCTGGCACCGCGGGCGCTGTTTCGCCGCCCTTGGTTGCCGAGCAGCGCGAGCAGTACGAGCAGTACGAGCAGCGCGAGCAGTACGAGCAGCGCGAGCAGTACGAGCAGCCCGAGCAGTACGAGCAGTCCGAGCAGTACGAGCAGCGCGAGCAGTACGAGCAGCGCGAGCAGTACGAGCAGCCCGAGCAGCCCGAGCAGTACGAGCAGTCCGAGCAGTCCTTGCAATCTTTGAGCGACGCCAACGCCTTACGCGCCGCTTTTTCGCTGCCGAAATATTCGACCGAGCAGCGGTTGCCGTTGTCGTCGGTGATCCAGGTTTTTTCTTCCACGTTTAGGCTCCAATCAGCGCCGAAATCAAGGCGCCATGTTTGATGAAAGGGGCGAGCACGAGCGCGGCGAATACGCCGCCCAGCACGCCGGTTCGGATCGACCACGCACGCTCGAGCGCGCGTAGTTGGTCGGGGGTGATCTCGTTATTCATCGCGGCTCCGCGATTTGCCAGCGCTGAAAATCAACCCAAGCACTAGCGCGAGAATCATGCACCACGCGAAGATCGCTAGGACGAGGTTGCTCATTGCAGGCATACCTTGCGGTAATCGACGGTGCCGCAGTAATGGCTGATGCCGTCGAGCATTTGGTACTCGTCGTAATGTGTGCTGCCGAAGTACACAACGTGTTCGACGCGCTCACGACTCTTGTCCACGAGGCCAACCGGCGGCGCGCCCAAGAATTTCGGATCGAGCATTTCAGTTCCCCTTGAGGTACTCGTTGGTTGCCGCTTCCAGTCCGTCCACGAACAGCGCGACGAGCTTCCAAGCGAAGTGGTCGCGATCGCCCTTCGCACCCCCGTCGTATAGCACCATCATTCGAGCCTTCGTCGCTTCGGGCAGCGCCGCCAGTTGCTCGAGCACGTCGTCGAACGTAACGCGTGCCGCGGCGCGCTCGCGGCGCTCTGCTGCGCGGTCCGCGGCTTCATCGCGCGCCTGCTGCGTCAGATCGACGAAGTAATCGACCTCGGCCGACAGGCGCAGTGGGATCAGGGTTGGTTGCCAGTCCATCATCGTTCTCCTAGAAGCTGGCGCGGTTAGGCGTTGCGCCGAACATTCAATTTCTGATGCGGCCGGTACTGGCGAACCGCGACGTACGGGACGCCAAGCGACGGCGCATATACATCGAAATGAACAACGATTACGCCGCCAGGAAAACGCGACACCTGCGTGACTTTGTATGTGGTTTGGCCGAAATCCATTTCGTCGCCACGCTTCACTTCTGCCACCGTCGTTTCCATCGTCATCCCCTTCGTTCGTAGCGCTCGGTGCGCTGTGGTGTGCTGCGTTTGCATGAGAACCATCTTAGCTTTGCATAAGTATCGTGTCAACATAAATTTGCTATGGCTAAGTAAAGTCGTCCTTACCGCTGAAAAGTAAAACCGCCTCTTTGAGCATAACGTCTAGGTAGAAACGTATTACCAGAGGTAGTTTTTGCACCTTTTCGGTGGGTGTCGAGAACGGCCATTCTTCTGCTGCCCATTTAGGTAGTTCCCCGAACATGAGCCAGCGAGGACGCACCCCAAGCGACTCGCAGGCTCGCAGCATATCCATCGCTCGCAGGTCATGCATGGGTCTGCTACGCCCAGCGCCGAGCCATGAATGCACGCTCGGACCCGAAACGCCAACGATCCGTGCCAGTTCGGCTTGAGTCATATTTCTCTCATCGAGAAGCGCGGCGAGTCGCTTTTGCCATTCGGTCATCATTTCCTCCCTTGCGGAACGTATTACCATCGGCTAAGATAATGCAACATAAAGCCTTTTTAGTGTTAGGAAAACCTCATGTCGGAAAACGTAGAATCGTTGTCGGAAATCGCCGACAAGCCGCGTGTGCGTGGCCCGAGCAAGCGGCGCAAAAATCCGGGCGATCCCGAGGTTCAGCTCATCTTTGATCGTTGCGGTGGATTGACCGCGTTGTCCAAGGAAACCGGTCTTTTCGCCGGCTCTCTATGCGGCTGGCGCACGCGCCGGTCTATTCCTTGTGGATGGGTGAAATATTTCCAGACGACGAAGCCCGAAGTGCTCGTCGGCACGCGCTGGGAAGTGAAGCAGCCGCAGGAGGCGCGATGATCGACCTTTGGATCGACGCCTACATGGCCGCGGTGATCGCGCTCGCATTCGGCGTCCCATTGTTCGCTTTGATGCGGGGATGAGCATGGCTCGATGGACCACGAGCGAGCTTGCCGTGCTGACGCGGATCTATTCGCGCGCGTCGCCGGCCGAATTCCGCCAGAAGTTGCCGAGGCATACGTGCGCCGGAAGCCTCGCGAAGGGGTATCGCCTCGGACTCATGCGGCTCGTTAAAGCGCGGAGGGCCACGGCATGAACGACCTCCCGCACCCCCTCACGCCGGCCGACTGCGGGGCACCCCATGTCTAGCTATTCCGACAAGTTGCGCGATCCGCGTTGGCAGAGAAAGCGCTTGGAAGTGCTCGAACAGGCCGGCTGGAAATGCGAATCGTGCGAGTCGACCACGAAGACGCTACACGTCCATCACAAGCAATACGTCAAGGGACGAGAGCCGTGGGACTACGAGACTTCCAACTTTGAGGCGTTGTGCGAGGACTGTCACGAATCGGCGCACAACGACAAGGAACTCATCAACACCATTCTCGCTGCGATCCCTTCGGTTATGTGGTCGCGGGTGGCGGCCCTCCTGGCGGGGTATGGCGCCCAGTACGTGAGCATGGAAGTTATCAAGCGCGCTTGCGATTTGTCTGAGGCCGATCTTGAGGCAGGGATGTTCGCGTGGGATCTTGGGGATTTGGACCTCGCGAAATATCCCACGCTTCGTGAGCGCTTCAATGAATTGATGCGCAGATCGGACTAAAGGCGTCTTTATGGCAAAGAGTGACGACAAGGCCGACGTCTGGATGCCGCTTTACATCGGCGATTACCTCGCCGATACGAGCCGTCTGACGACCGAGCAACACGGCGCCTATCTGCTGCTAATCATGGATTATTGGCGCAGCGGTCCTCTCCCTGACGAAAAAATTGTCCTGCAACAGGTCACCAAGTTAACAGATTTTTTGTTCAAGAAGCACTGGCCCGTTTTGCAGAAATTTTTTACGTTGATCGATGGCCACTGGCACCACAAGCGGATAGATGCGGAAATGGCTGAAGCCCGCGCCGGTAAAGCCGTTGCGAGCGAGAAGGGTCGTAAAGGAGCACAGGCAAGATGGGGTAAAAAAGATGCCTCTGGCATCGATCAGGCATATGCCCGTGAGATGCCCGAGCAATGCCCTTCACCGTCACCGTCACCGTCACCTACGGATACGGCTAAAAACACAGGTCCTAATACCGACGGCGCTACTGCATACGCTGAAGGCACGAACGCGTCCTCAGCCGCCGTCGAGATTTCGAAAGCGTTGCGAGGATGGGAGCGAGAACGCGGTAAGTTCCCGCGCAACATCACGCCGAGCCAGGAGCAGGTGATCGAGCTTGCCGCGTGCAACCCGACGCCCGACGAACTGCGCAAAGCGTACGAGTTGGCTGTCGAGGCTCGGGAAAACGCGAGCGATCCGGGACCGATCAACGCCGCATTCGTGCGCACGAAGCTCGAGCAACTGCGACGGCCGCCGCCGCCCAAGCGCGAAGCGTCGATTCCGCTCACGGCCATGACCGACGCGCAGCGCGACGAAGTCGCTCGCAAACTCGGCATCGGCACGTGTCGCCCTGGCGAGCATCGTGACGCGTTCATCGCCCGCATCCGGGCCAAGCAAGCCGAAACCGAAGCGAGGGCAGCATGAGCGCCGACGGAGCATGGGGCATGTGCGCGGCCAACGGCTGTCCGCTGTTCGGCACGCTCGGCGGTCATCCCTGGTACTGCTTCTGCCATCACGGGCGGCCGAACGGCGCGAACGATGCGATCACGATGCGCTTGCGCGGAGAACTTGCACCGATTGTCGAGGCAACGCTGAACATCCGTCGTTGCTTCAGCTCGTTCCGCGACCATCCCGACGTTTATCGGTCGATCCAGAAAGCGCTTATCGATGCCGATCGACGAGATTTGCTGCTCGGAGAGGCCGACAGTTCACCGCATCGCCCGGGTAGGCCGATCGTGAAGCAATGGCTCGCTCGGCTTGAGCGAGAACTCATCAGAGCCACGGCCGACTGCGGGCAGCAACTTGGGCTATCGAGCATAGCCCGGACGGCCTCAGTTATCGGCCCTACCCATGCAATGACCCACTACACGGAGGCAGGAGAATGAGCGCAACCTGGTATTCGGACAAATGCAAGGCCGAGACGGACGAGAAGGTCATCTCGGCTCTCGCGAGCGGTCCGCTCACGCAATCGCAAATCGCGAAAATGAAGGACATCTCGGACACGGGCGTCTTTCACTCGATCAAGCGACTATGCGCCGAGGGATATGTGCGCGAGACGGGCGTGCGGATTCGCGCGACGAAGGGCGTAGCAATGGCGATGACTTACGAACTCGATCAACCGCGCGAGATCGTGCAGAACACGGTGAAGCACTGGGACGACGAGCCCTTCCGGCATTGGCAGGATGCGGCGCTGTTTGGCGATTACGTTCCCGCCAAAAACCCGGCCAGTACGCGCGCGGAGGCGGCATGATCGTCATCGGCTGCGACCCGGGCCTCACTGGCGCGATCTGCTTCATGGACCGCGACGGCTTGGCTGGCATCTACGACCTGCCGACTATGCCGATCCCCGAAGCTGGTCCGAAGGCGACGATCAAGCGCGAGATCGATCCTGTCGCATTGCAGGCGCTCATCCGCAAGCGCGTGCCGGCCGATGAAACGGCAATCGCTGTGATTGAACACGTGACGAGCCTTGGCGATGCCGTGCGCGGCTCTCAAGCCAAGATGAGCCTTGCGGCGACGAAGGCCACGATCATTACGACGCTGCGCCTGCTGAGAATCGACACGCGCCGCGTGGCGCCGGCGACATGGAAACGCTTTATGGGCTTGTCGTCGGATAAGGACGCCGCTTTGGCCCTTGCACGCAAACTCTATCCGCACGCTCCGTTGCATCTGGCGAAACACCATAATCGCGCCGAATCTCTGTTGATTGCGCGTTTTGCTCTGAGGACCATGACGTGAAACGAGAACTCACTGCTGACCTATTGCGCGAAATGCTTCACTACGATCCCGAAACAGGGATTTTCACGAATCTCACGGATCGCCATCATGCCGCTCGGAAGGGCGAAATAGCCGGTTCGAGGACAGCGCTTGGTTATATCGAAATCGGCCTGCTTGGCGAGCGATTTTTAGCGCACCGCTTGGCATGGCTTTATGTGCATGGCAGATGGCCGGATGGTGAAATAGATCACCGGGACGGAGCCAGGTCGAATAACAGGCTTAAGAACCTTCGCGACGTTCCGCACGAACACAATCAGCAGAACATCCGAATGCCTGTTGCCAAGTCCGGGCTGCCTGGCGCATACCAAGTCGGTGAGCGATTCAAGGCGCTCATTCGCGTCGGGGGAAAAAGTAGGCACTTGGGTTATTTCGACACTGCCGAAGCGGCGCATAGCGCATACGTCGAGGCGAAGAGGAAATTTCACGCAGGAAGCACGCTCTGAAACCGCGCCGAATCGGCGCTTATCGCGCGCTGGGCTCAGCGCAATTTGACCTAGCAGCACCAACCGGAGAGAGCGATGGAAGAAAATCAACTGCAGTTCGGGGCCCAACAGAGGGCCGCGGCCGAGAAGGCATATATCGAACGAGTCCAGCAGGCCGCCGCATATGGCCCAATAGGCGCTCCATCTGGACCATTCATCCACGCCGCGGAATTGCCGTCCATCCTAGGCAGCCTAAAAAACGAAACTCAGCCGTATCCGCAGCATCAATCCGTCCGAGGTCTGCTCAACATCGCCCATGGGCAGGTAGCCGACCTTGAGAAGGAAATCACGCTCTTGGGCGAGCAACTGCTGCCCGTGCGCGAACTGTCGCCGACCCAGGAGGGCGATAAAGGACAAAGCGCTCTTGGCACGCCCGAGGTAATCGGAATGCTGCGCGGCCTGATCGACCGCATCGCGCGGCAACAGGCTGTCGTACGCGCGATCGCTGGCGAGTTACGGATTTAAAGAGCCCTGGCTGCCGTTGGGGCAGCGAACGTTCGCGGCGTTGCGCGTAAGACCCCTTGGGCCTCGAATAGATTGGAGGAAGGATGAAACTCTGCAAGGACTGCAAGCACTGCGCAATGCCGAATCCGTTGGCGAACGCATATGCGGGATACCCGGCATATGAGGTGCCAATGTGCGGCCATCCGTCGGCACCCCGTAGCCCTGTCGATGGCAGCGCATTGGCGACATGCTCAAACGCGCGCGGCGAAGGTCTGATTCTGCGCGCGGAAACCGAAGTGCTGGATTGTGGCCCGGATGCGAAGCTATTCGAGCAGCGGGAGCCGGCGGTGTCCATTCTGGCACCGCCGACGACCGAAGAGCTTGCGCGGCTTCAGGCTGATATCGACATTCGCTCGAAGCAGTACAAGCAGCACAACCAGGACTCTGCGCGCATTCTGTTGATGTACGGAGTATGCATCGCATTATGTATCGCAGCATTATCAACGGGCTATTTAACGCACTAGGAGCAATCATGACTGACCAAACGAACGACCCCGTGGCCGCTGCGGCGGCGCAACTTCAGGCCCAAGAGCAATCGAAGGGCATTGTAGGCGAGCTGCTCGACGACGTGCGCGAGCTTGGCGAGAAGATCGAAAACTTCATCAATCCGGGCGAGAGCGACAACTCGCCGTCATCCACAGAGCTCACAAGCGCGGTGACGGAAGACCCAAACGCCGGTGCGTCGGCTGCGGGAAATCCCTCCGTCGCCGACTCGGCATCGTCTGCGCAACCTGTATCGCAAAGCGTCGTCACCGAGGCTCGCAGCGTTTCCGCATCCCTCGTTGAGCGCGCACGGGTGAGCATCGATCATCTGCGCGCGCATCTGTGGACGTTCGAGCAATCGACCGTTGCACATCTGCACAAAGACCTTGACTTTATCGAATCTTTGTTCAAATAACGTGTGTTGTGCGCAATAAAAAGCGCATGGAGGGCTGTAAAATGGCAGAAAAGTGGATAGCTGGCGCGATCAAGAAGCCCGGCGCGCTCCGAAAGGAACTCGGCGTGAAGAAGGGCGAGAAGATCCCGGAAAAAAAGCTCGACGCGGCGGCGAAGAAGGGCGGCAAGGAAGGGCAGCGCGCCCGCCTGGCGAAGACGCTGCGCAAGATGGAGAAGTGATGGCAAACAACCGTCTGATGATCGTGGATACAGAGGCGGGCGTCTACGTGACTCTCGCCAAAGGATTCGGAGAAGGGTGGGAACTGCGTCCAGATTCGGATATGCGCCTGTGTCTGTTTTTGGCTGGGCGAGATATCACAGCGTCTGAGATTGGGCCGACCACTCTGCGCCTCATAACGGAATATCAGTTGGCTGATCTTGAGGCGGAACTTGGGGTTGTGTTTAAGGCGTTTGAGAACTGATTTTCAACTGCTCAAGGAGAGCGACATGGCAGGCAACAAGAACGGCGTGAAAGCGCCACCGAAGCAGGAGCCGTATCACTGCGCCGGGACAGCAAAGAGCGGCAATTGGAATGGCGGATCGAGCAAGGGCGCAGCGGGCGAGCGCTGGACCGGGTTCGAGCAGAGCCGCAGCGAAGCCGCTAAGCGCGGCATGGGGAAACGATAACCATGAAGACGATGCTGCTGCTTATCCTCTTGCTGGCCGTTTGCGGGACCTGGGCTTTCGGCGTTGGTGTCGCCTTCTTGATCGGCGGCGCGGTCACGAAGATCTTCAACACGACGGACGGCGGTTTGCTGCTGTTCATCGGCCTGGCGATCGCATGGAGCGTATGGTTTGCCGCCAACGCTTGGCGCGCAGCAGTTGGCGCGGTGAAGGGCTGATATGGCGCGCGGTCGCGGTCAGCCCACTCTCTACCGGGCCGAGTATGTCGAGCTCGCGCGCAACTATGCGTTGCTCGGCGCGACGCTCGAGGATATCGGTCCGCTGCTGGGCGTCACCGGCCGCACGGTCAAGAAATGGAAGGTCGCGCATCCCGAGTTCGCTGCTGCGATCGAGGAAGGCAACAAGCACGCCGATGCCAAGGTGATCGGCAAGGCCTTCCAGCGCTGCATGGACGGCGACTCGACGATGCTCATTTTCTGGCTCAAGAATCGGCTGGGATGGCGGGATCGGCTGGACACGGTCGCACGTGTCGGCATTTCTCCTGTCGACGAGTTGCTGTCTGAACTCGAAGGCACTACGTTTAAGCCGCGGGGCGCATGATGGGCGATCCGCGGCTAAAGCTCGATGAATGGTCCAATCCGGTTTGGAGGCTGCACAACCTCTACTGGATCACCGACAAGAGCAATCAGGTCGTGAAGTTTCGGCCGAACGCCGAGCAGACGCAATTTCTTGAGGATCTGCACTATCGCAACGTCATCCTAAAGGCGCGGCAACTTGGGTTCTCGACGCTGATTCAGTTGATGTTTCTCGACTCGGCTGTCTTCACGTCGAACGTGCGCGCGGGGGTCATCGCGGACACGAAGGATAATGCGGAGGTCATTTTCCGCGACAAGATCAAGTTCGCCTATGACAAGCTGCCGAACGCCATCCGCGAACGGCGTTTCCCGGTCAAGGAGAGTACGACCGAATTGATGCTGTCGAACAATTCGAGCGTGCGTGTCGCTACATCGATGCGATCAGGAACACTGCAATTCCTGCATGTCTCCGAGTTCGGGAAGATTTGTGCTCGCGACCCGGCCAAGGCGCGAGAGATCATTACTGGTGCCGTTCCAGCGCTCGCCCCCGATGGCTTTCTCTTCGTCGAATCGACTGCAGAGGGTCGAGACGGTGCCTTCTATGAGATGTGTGAAGAGGCGCGCAAACGCGTCGGACAGATCCATCAGCCGCTCGAAGAGAAATTCCACTTCTTCCCATGGTTCGTGCGCGGCGAATACGAGGTTGATCCTAACGGCGTAGAAATCACAGCCAAGATGGCCGAATATTTCGACAAGGTCGAAGGCAAGACCGGCGTGAAGCTCTCGGCCCGGAAACGCGCATGGTACGTGCTCATGCAGCGGCGCCAAGGCGCGGATATGAAGCGCGAGTTCCCCAGCACGCCTGACGAGGCATTCGAGGCAGCAAACGAGGGCGCATGGTATCGCGAGCAGTTCGACGAGATGCGCCGAGATGGACGCATATGCCGCGTGCCCTACGAGCGCAGCGTTCCAGTCAATACGTTTTGGGATATCGGTGCGAACGACCTGAACGCGATTTGGTTTCACCAGCAAGTCGGCGTCGAACACCGATTCCTCAAGTACTACGAGAACAGCGGCCGCACCCTCGATCACTACGTTCAGGTGTTGCAGGACACCGGCTATGTCTTTGGCCGCCACTATTTGCCGCACGACGCCGGCCACAAACGGCTGGGTACTGGATTTCGAAACAAGTCAGTCGAAGACATGCTCAAGGAATTAGGCCTCATCGATACTTTCATCGTGCCGCGCATCGACGACATTACCGTCGGCATCAATCAAACGCGCATGGCACTCTCATCTGCATTTTTCGACGCTGATGGTTGCAAGGAAGGCTTGGACCATCTGGAGAAGTATTCGAAGGAATGGGATGATCGCGCGGGGACATGGAAAGACCACCCCAAGCACGACGATCATTCGAACGGCGCAGATGCGCTGCGACAATGGGGCCAACGGCATAAGCAATTACTCGGGCCGAAGAAAGCGCCCGAGCCAGTTCCCATACCCCGCACGGTGAACCACTGGAATCAGGGGCGCCGGTAGCTCCATCACGCCACTCGTAGCCGCGTATCGAGTGCGCTCAAGCAGTTCAACGCGAGTTCAACGATGCAGCCCTAGCGCTGCTATTCGCCGCCTTCGTGCGGCGCTAAATGGACTCGCAAAATGGCTGAAGAAGAACGGGAAGGACGCGGCGCACGACTAGATCTAGTCGAAGACGAACTCGTCGAGGATTCGTTGCGCCGCTTCGATATGGCTCAAAAGAGCCAGTACGAGATTCGCATGAAGTGCCTGCAAGACCGCCGCTTCGTCTTTGTCGACGGCGCGCAGTGGGAGGATGCGCTGCGCTTGCAGTTCGACAACAAGCCGCGGTTCGAGATCAACAAGCTGCATCTCGCATGCATCCGCATTTTCAGCGAGTACCGGAACAATCGCGTATCGGTCGATTTCCGCCCGAAGGATGACGAGGCAGATGAGCACACGGCCAACTTCCTGAACGATCTCTACCGCGCCGACGAGGCGCATGGCGGCCAGGAAGCCATGGACAACGCATTCGAGGAAGGTGTGGCCGGCGGTTTCGGTGCGTGGCGTCTCACGAACACCTACGAAGACGACGAGGACGAGGAAGACGAGAAGCAAAAGATCGCGCTCGAGCCGATTTACGACGCCGATCGCTTCGTCTTCTGGGACCTGGGCGGCAAGAAGTACGACAAGAGCGACGCGCAGCACTGCTGGGTGCTCACGGCAATGGGCCGCGCGGAGTTCCAGGAGAAATACGGCGACAGCCCGAACGACCCCTATAACCTGGCCGCGAAGTACACGTCGAGCGCTCAGACAATGGGGCTCGGCCGGCTCGTCACCATGACTGAGTTCGACTGGTACACGCCGGATGTGATCTACATCGTCGAGTACTACAAGGTTGAGAAGGTCAGCAAGAAGGTTCACGTGTTCCGGCCGCTCGGCGCGAACGACAAGACGCGCGATCTGAAGATCGATGACGACGATCTGACGGATGAGGATCGCGACGACCTCAAAGCACAGGGCTATACGCACATCCGCACGCGCACGGTCACGAAAAAGCGCGTGCGCAAGTGGATTCACGACGGCGCTCGGGTGCTCGAGGATTGCGGCTATATCGCCGGCCCGAACATCCCGATTGTGCCGTTCTATGGCAAGCGCGCTTGGATCGACAACCAAGAGCGAATTCAAGGCCACATCCGCAACGGCAAGGACTCGCAGCGGCTGCTCAACATGCAGGTTTCGTTGCTCGCGATCATCTCCGCGCTATCGCCGCGCGCCAAGCCTGTTTTCACGCCTGAGGAAATCCGCGGCCATGAAATGACATGGGCGAACGACAACATCGACGACAGCCCGTACCTACTGCGCAACGCCTTCGATCCGGGCGATGGCTCGGCGCCGCCGACACCGCTGCCGCTTCAGCTCACCCAGCCACCGAACGTGCCGCCCGCGCTCGCCGCGATGATCGAGATGACGAACGCCGACATTCAGCAGTTGCTCGGCGAGCAGGAAGCGGGCGAGAAGATGGTGTCCAACGTTTCCGCGCAGGCCGTCGAGATGGTGCAAAACCAGATCGACATGATGGCCTTCATCTACATGGACAACATGGCGAAGTCGGTGCGCCGAAGCGCCGAAATTTGGCTTGGCATGGCCCGCGAGATCTACGACGAGGACGGCCGGCTAATGCAGACCGTCGGCAAGGACGGAAAGCGCGGCAGCGACCGACTGAAGACGCCCAAACTTGTCGACGGCGTATCCCGAGTCGTCAACGACCCGAGCAAGGGCAAGTTCGAAGTGACGGTCGACGTGGGACCGGCATTCCGCAGCCGGCGCGATGCCACGGTGCGCGCGCTCGTCGGCATGCTTCAGTTCGTCCAAGACCCGCAACTCGCCAACATCATCACGTCGATGATCCTCACGAACATGGACGGAGAGGGCTTGGACGAACTGCAGGAGTTCCTGCGCATGCGCCTTGTGCAAATGGGCGTGCTCAAGCCGACCCAGAAAGAAGCCAAGGAACTGCAGGAGCAGGCGGCAGCGGCCGCCAAACAGCCGCCGAGCCCGCAGGATCAACTGCTCATGGCCGAGACGCAGCGCATAACCGCCGAGGCGGCGAAATCGCAGGTCGAGATCGAAGAGAAGCGCGCAAACACGATCAAGACGCTGGCCAACGCAGCCGACAGCCGGGCCAAAGCAATTGCCGAACTTGCCGGACACGACCTCGACCGACTGCGTTTCGCCCATGAACTGCTGCAGACCCTCATCGCGCAGACGGGCGAGGATGCACAGGCGGCAGGAAATACCAGTCCAGGCGCATCAAGCGCCGCACAAGTTGCGCAAGCGCAGTGAAATACGCAATTTTCTTGATTTTCGCGGCACTTTCTGCTAATTATTGCGATAGCTTTCCGCGGAGCGAATCGCGAGCCAAAGGGATCACATGACAACGGCAGACACGCTCGATACGCAGGACCCCGAGATCGAACAACCTCAATCGGGAGCCGCGGCGGAAACGCCCGAAACCCCCGATAGCACCGCAGCCGGCGCGCAGCCCGACGACGCAACGATCGTCGATGGCGGGTCGGATGAAGGTGGAGAAGAAAGCGAACTCACCCTGCAATTTGGCGACGAGGCTGCGCCGGCCTCAGACGCAGAAGACAACAGCAGCATTAGGGATCTCCGCGCCCATCTTCGCGAACTCAAGAGAGAGCTTCGCGCATATCAGGCGAAGGAGATGACGCAGCAGGCTCCGCAAGCCACGCAAGTCCCGACGCTCGGCGCGAAACCGAAGCTCGAGGATTTCGATTACGACGAAACCAAGTACGACGCAGCGCTCGAGAAGTGGTACGACGACAAGCGCAAGATCGACAAGGCCAAGGAAGAAATCGAAGCCCAAGAGCGCGCGCGCCGAGAAGCCGGCCAGGCGAAGGTGAACAGCTATATCAGCGAAGCGAAAGAACTGCGCGTCAAGGATTTTCAGGACGTTGAGAGCGAGGTCGTAAGCGCGCTCTCAGTCGAGCAGCAAGGAATCTTGCTGGCCGGTGCAGACAAGCCGGCGCTGCTCGTCTACGCCCTGGGTCGCAACCCCGCGAAGCTGAAATCTCTTGCCTCAATCAACGATCCCGTCCGGTTTGCATTCGCGGCGGCGAAATTGGAGTCTCAATTGAAAACGTCCCGCACTGCAACCAAGCCTGCGCCCGAGTCGCGCGTCTCTGCATCCGGTGGAGCGCCCGTATCCGGCGGCAGCCAGAAAACGTTGGAGCGGTTGCGGGAAGAGGCGGCTCGTACCGGCGATATGACAAAGGTCATCGCCTACAAGCGGCAACTCAAGGAAGCGGCGCAGAAGCGCTGACCTGACTTTCCCGTTCCGCTCCTATGATGGGAGCAACGGGAAATGTCCAACGCTTTTTCCAAGGAAGAACGGGTAGCCTTTGAGCAACTGCTCGAGGGCTTCAACGATTTGCTCGTGATGTCGCGCCTGGTTAAGAAGTATACGACCGATCAGCAAGCGATGGAGCGGTCGTTCAACATCATCTGGCGCCCAATGCCGTACATCGCACAGACGTATGCGGGTACGGACATGACGGCTAACTTCAACGCCTACACGCAGCTTTCCGTGCCGGCGCAGATCAATCAGCCCCGCTCGGCTCCGTGGACGATGACGGCGACCGAACTGCGCGATGCGCTGCAAGAAGGGCGTCTCGGCGACGCTGCCAAGCAAAAGCTCGCGTCGGACATCAACATCGCGGTCAACTCGGCGGTGACGAACCTCGGTTCGCTCGTCTCGGCTCGCACGACCGCGGCGACCGGCTTTGACGATGTGGCGCAAATCGACTCGATCTTCAACGAGAACGGGATCGGCTTGGATGGGCGCTACGCGGCCTACAATTCGCGCGACTACAACTCGATGGCGAGCAACCTGGCCGCGCGTCAAACGCTGCAAGGACGCCCGGAAACGGCGTACGACAAGGCATACATCGGCAACGTCGCGAACATTGACGTGTTTAAGATGGACTACTCGCCCCGCATCGCCGCGGCGGCCGGCGGCGCCATTACGATCGGTGCGGCCAATCAGTACTATGTGCCGCAGGCAACGACGGCGGCGCCCGGCGGCGAAGTCACGAACGTCGACAACCGCTTCCAGACCATTCAGGTTTCGGCGACGGCAAACGTGGCGGTGGGCGATTGCTTCCGCGTGGCCGGTGTCAACAGCGTGCACCACATCACGAAGCAGGATACGGGCATCGCCAAGACGTTCCGCGTCGTCGCGATCGTGGATGGTACGCACATGACGATCACGCCTCCCTTCATCAGCGCCCAGGGCGGTTCCAATGCCGAGGTCTGCTACCAGAACTGCACGGCGACGCCGGCTAACGGCGCGGCCATCACATGGCTGAACACGGTGGCGGCGAACCTCGATCCGTTCTGGAAGGAGGACGCGGTCGAACTCTTGCCGGGACGCTACGCGCCTCCGTCGGATGCCGGCGTGCAAGTGCTACGCGCGACGACCGAGCAGGGGATCGAGATGGTCTTGCAGAAGTTCTACGACATCAACACGATGCTCACCAAGTATCGCTGTGACGTGCTATTCGGCGTGGCCGTCCTGAACACCGAGATGTGCGGTGTGCAGCTCTTCTCGCAATCGACGGCTCAGTAAGGGGAATCGACCATGGCAACGATCACTCGCTTCACCGCCGATCTGCTCTCCGGTGTCAACAGCAAGACCGGACTCGGCGGTTCCGTCAATCAATCGCCGATCGGGCCTGGCGGCGGTCAGGGCTACGTCTATGCACCGGTGACGAAAGTCGTAGTTGCATCGACGGACCCGAATCCCTACGTTTATGTGGCAACCGAGACGGATACGCTCATTGAGGTCGACGCAACGAACCAAAACGTGCAAGTCGTGTTGCCGAACGCAACCGTCTCGCAAGGCCAATACAAGATGGTCAAGCGCTCGGACGCGACGTTTGCCGCAGGCAACACCGTGACGATCGTCGATGCGGCATCGAACAACGTGGAAGGCGCGGCGAGCCAAACGCTCAACGCGCAGAACGCGATTTTCGAAGCGCGGGCGGACGGATCGCAATGGCAATGTATCGGCGGCTCTAACAGCGCAGCATGGGGGGGTAATGCTCCGATCGCCGCGATCACGGTGGGCGCATCGCCTTACGCCTATACGGCGGCAGCGGCCGGCACAGTGGTTGTAAGCGGCGGAACCGTGTCGGCGATCACGCTAAAGCGCGGCGCTCCGGCAGCAATCTCCGTGGGCGAAACGTCCGGCGTCATCCCGGTTTCTGCCGGAGACATCGTGACCGTGACGTACTCGGCCGCACCGACCATGAGCTTCGTTCCTCGATAAGCAGCGGCACTTGACCGGGCCTTCGGGCTCGGTCCTTTTTCATAGGAGAGAAGCACATGGCGCAGGCATTCCGATCCCCCGAAGGCCCGACGATGCTCTACCGCATCGGTCACGCCGAGAAATTGCATGGCGTGTGGGTCGATTACACCATCGTCCCGCATGAGGAAGTCGAGGACGCACTTGCCAGCGGAGAATGGCATCGCACGCCGCTTGAGGCCAAGCGTGCGGCGGATGAGGCGAAGTCGGCAGCACAGCCCGAGCCGACCATCGAAGCGAAAGACGAGGCGCCGGCAGCCAAGCCGACGAAGAAATAATGCCTAATCTTGGATCTCCTTTAGCAGGTCCGGGAATCGGCGGTGGATACAGCACAAGCTCGATCCGCAAGGTGACTGCCGTTGCTTCACCGACCGCGCTCGCGATCGGCTCGGACAACATCACGCGCAACGATGGTTTCGTCGAATACGACGTGACGAATGCGCCGGGTGGATCTTTTGCGTCGCACCTACCGGGAGCGGTGAATTGCAACGGCATGATCGTCGTCCTAAAGCGCCTAGACGCATCAGGCAACTCGCTGACATTCACCGACGTTGGCGGTGCGACGATCGACGGCTCTGCAAGCCTCTCGCTTTCGGGCCAGTACTCGACGGTGGAACTCCAATCAGACGGCGTCCAGTGGGTTATCCGCAGCGCGTCGCAGGGCGTCTTGTCCACGACCAGTAATCCGGCAACACCGTCCGGGCCGGCCGGCGGCGATCTCGGCGGCACTTACCCGAATCCGACAGTCTCGAAGATCACGAACGCGCTCACGTCATACGGCGGCGATACGCTCGTCGGCAACGGTCTATCCGCGATCGTGGCGAAAGTTGATCTCGCTACCCAGAACGCGAATATCTCGACGACGACGCTATATGCGGTGCCCGCAAACGAGGGGGGCATGTATCGCGCGTCCTGCTACGCAGTCGAGACAACGGCGGATGGTGCATCCTCCACGCTGCCCAACATCGGGGTCGGTTGGACGGACGCAGACTCGAGCGTCGCCCTGTCGGCTGGCAACGTCACGCCGACGAACACGGCCAACGCGGCCGGCGCATTCGGACAGGGGTCGCAGATCGTCTACGCCAAGGGCGGCACCAACATCACCTACCAGACGAGTAACTACGCATCTGGCACGGCCGGCGCCATGAAGTACTCGGTGCATATCAAGCTGGAGAAGCTGGGATGACCACCAAGGGCGATCTCGTCAACGCGGCATACGAGGAAATCGGCCTAGCCGGGTACGTCTTCGACATCCAGCCCGAAGAAGTGCAGACCGGCGTGCGCCGACTTGAGCGCTTCATGCTGATGCTCGACGGGCGCGGCATTCGCCTCGGCTATAACGCATCGGCTAGCGCGAGCCAAGCCAATGCGAACGACGACAGCGGCATTCCCGACTGGGCAGAAGACGCCGTAATCCCGCTCTTCGCACTACGCTTGGCGCCCACTATCGGCAAGCAGGTTCACCCCGACACGAGACTAGCAGCGCGGCGCGGCCTGAACGCGCTGCTCGTGGGCACGTACACGATCCCGAAGATGCAGATGCCGCGGCACATGCCGATCGGGCTGGGAAACCGGCGCAACGTCAAGAATCAGCAGTTCTTTGCGCCGACCGATCGCGTCACGACGCGCTACGACGACCTGCTCGAGCCGACAGGAGATCCGTGGACCATCGAGGGCGGCACAACCTAAAGGACGGACATGGCAAACATCAATCAGTTGACGGCCGACGTATCGCCGCAACTCTCCGATCAGATCGCGATTTGGGCACAAAACCAGGGACAGCCGCGCAAGGTGTCGATCAGCGCGTTGCAGGCTCTCATCTTGGGCAATGTGACGCTGCCACGCGGCCTGCTCAGTGCGGCCTCGGTCTATGCGCTGCGCAAGACGGTGGCGGGCACGCAAGCACTCACGGCGACGCCTTCGGTCATCACGACGTATGACCCGAACGGCGCCACGGTACTGCCGACTGGCGGAACCGCGCTCACTCAGAACGTCGTAACGGGGCTCATGCAGGCCACTCGAAACATCGCCGGCATTGCGTTTTCGGTGGCGCTCGTCGGGTCGATCGCCTCACCGCGCATTTTGACGCTTCAGGTTCAGACCGGGCCTCTTGCGGGACCGCTCTATACGTCGGAATTCGAGGCGATCTCGCAGGGCACCGGTAATGCCCAATGCTGGACATTCACTGGGCTGCTTCAAAACCCGAACAACGTCGCCGGGCAGATCGACACGGGCGACATCGTGCAACTCGTTGCCTCGTCCGATCAGGCGGCCACGCTGAACATCACGAAGGTGACTTTCCTCGCTCAACCTATCGACGGAATGTAATCATGGACGCGACTCAACCGTTTGAACCTTCCTACGGCAATGGCCAATTGGTCAGCGTCACGTCGACCCCACAGACGATCGGCGTCGATCCGATGGCATCGTGCTTGCGCATTGTCGTCGTCGGCGGCACGACGAACGTTTTCGCGCGCGTGACAAGCAACCAGGTCACGGGAACGCCGGTCAACGCCGTTGCAAATCAGGATTTTTTGGCTTTGCCGAATCTTCCGGCAGTGATCTCGAAGGGCAACAATACCGGTCAGCTCTCGCTCGTTACGGCGAGCGGCACGGCTAGCGTCTATGTACAGCCAGGCTACGGCCTGTGGGGTAACTGATGCAAATTCCCTTGACACGCGGGTCATACACGGATGCGGGCGCGGAGTTCCGCACCTCGTATCCGCGCAATATGATCCCGGTCGTGAAGGAGACAGGTATCTCCGAGAGGAACATCCTTCTGCGATCCGCCGAAGGATTGACACGTTTCGACGCGAATGCGCCGGCCTTAGTCGGGATAGACCGCGGCGCAATTAATTGGCAGGGTATCTGCTATCGCGTAATCGGCATCAACTTTGTCTCCGTTAGCTCGGCCGGCGCTGTGACCGTGCTCGGGCAGATCCCTGACGACGGGAACCCGGTTGCCATGGATTACGGCTACCCTAACCAGGGCATCGGCATCGTGTCGGCCAATACGTTGTGGTTCTATACGATCCAAAAGCCGGACGGTACGACTCAGCAAACGCCGACGCTTCAGCAGTGCACCGATCCGAGCGTCGGCAAGCCGATCGATCTCGTCTGGATGGCCGGTTACTTCGTTCTGACGGATAGCAAGACGGTCTACGTCACGCAGCTTGCCAATCAGTTCACGTTCAATACGCAACTGTTCGGATCGAGCAGCAATCAGCCCGACCCGATCAATGGCTTGTGGAAGTTCAGAAACGAGCTATATCTCGGGAATCGGTATCAAATCCCGGTGTTCGACAACATCGGAGGTACGGGCTTTCCATTCTCCGAGAACGTGGGCGCGACGATCCAGAAAGGTGTAATTGGGCCGCGCGCCAAATGCCTGACGAGCCAAGGTTTCGCGTTCGTCGGCGGCCAGCGCGGCGAGTCTCCCGGCGTTTGGCTCTCTGGCGGCCTAGGTATCGCCCAGGACGTGGCCACGCGCGAGGTGCAGATGCTCATCAAGCAGTACTCGGACGATCAGCTTTACTGGACGACTCTCGAATACTGGGGAACCAAGGATCAGCAGTTTATCTGCATGCACTTGCCGGATTACACGCTTATCTACGACGTGATGGGCTCGCAAGCTGCGCAGCAGCCGCTTTGGTTCTTTCGCGATTCGAGCATGGATGGCTCGGGCGCATGGCGCGCGTGGCATCCGGTCTACTGCTACGGGAAATTTCTGTTTGGCGACAAGCAGGATCAGCGCATCGGCTTTCTCGACGATACAACCGCTCAGCAGTACGGCGTTAATGCGCGCTGGCAGTTCGATACGATCTTCGCCTACAACAAGGCAAAGGGATTCGCGGTCAATTCGATCGAGCTTATCGGCACCTATGGGCGCGCGGCGCTCGGCGAGATCGACACAATGTCGATGCAATACACGAACGATGGCGAGATATGGAGTGCGCCGAAGTACATCAGCATGGGTGCGCAAGGACGCCGCAATGAACGCGCGCAGTGGCGCCCCCGGCATTTCTTCCGTAATTTCCGCGGCTATCGGTTCGCCGGCTTCAACGCGGCACCCGTCTCGTTCGCGGCTCTTGAGGCGGACGGCGAGCCGATGATGGTATGACGACGATTACAATCGTAACCCCGAAGCCGGACCGAAAAATGTTCGCTGAGGCTTTCGGGCAAAATCAGACCGCGATCCGATTCATCGAATCGATGACGCGGGATATCACCATCAACCTTCCCGACGCCATCGACAGCCTGGCGACGATTGGCCAGTTCTCGCTGGTCCAATTCAACGGACAGGTATCAGTGCCGGCGCCGGTCCAGCTTGATCCTCTTACGCTGATGGCGCTCGAATCGACGGTGGCAATGCGGCCCCGCAATGACCTAGCCATGTTCGCACTTCTGGATAGCTCGGGTCGCGTAGCCCAGCCGCCGGGAAACTATCAGTCTCGCCAGCCTCTTGTGGGCTACTCGCAGGCATCGAACACTGGAACATCGCTCACTACCGGGGTAACCGCTAATGCGACCAGCATCAACCTGTCTGCTGGCACATGGGACATATCCGGTACCGTCGTCTTCAACTCGGCGGCAAACACGGTCATCGAGCAGATCACGGCAGGAGTGGCGACCGTTTCCGCCACGCTGGGAACGCCTGACACGTATCAGCAGTTCCCGGAAGCACTGAGCGGCGCGGCAGCGTTCAATCTCGATGCACCGCTTACGCGTGTGACGCTCGCCAACGCAGCGACCGTCTATCTCGTCGCTCAATCTGTTTTCACCACATCAACGATGACGGTCGATGGCTATATCAAAGCTCGGCCGGCACTGGCGTAGGAGCCAATGCGATGACAACTCAACTGAATTGGGCTCAACTGTGCCAAACGGTCAATGCGGCAACGGCGGCAATAGTCTATGGGCCTGTTCCGGCCGGCTCCCAAGTGTCGATTTCCGCCGCTAGCGCATGGAATCCTGTTGCTGCGGCATCCAACGCGGTTGTCGATCTCTACATTGGTACGTCAGGCGCGGACGCGACGCATATCGATCGCATTTCGGTTCCTCCGGGCGCTGCGCTCACGCTTTCGAACGCCATCAATCACAAGCTGACGCAAGGAATGAGCTTGTACGCGTCAACTAACGGAGCAACATTGACCGTTTCTGGCGCAGTAGCATCGTAATAGTGTGAAAACAGCGAAATTTGTGCTATAAAGTTGCGCATACCACCAGATAGCCCGTAGCCGCGTACCGGGCGAAGTCTTTCCGACCGCGAGTCCATCAACCTTTGGGGACTCGTCGTCGTGCCGATCCAAATCTCCCGAACTGCCGATATGTCGCTTGTGCGCTCAGTCATGACGCACCCGCGCGTCTATCCGCATATCACGGACGACAACTCGCCAGCGCCGGAGCTTTTCGAGCCGGTGGATCACGACGCTATCGTCTACCTGCATGCGCAAGATGAATACGGGACCCTCGGCATTTTCATGCTTGTTCCGCAATCGGCTGTCTGCTACCAGGTGCACACGTGCATGTTGCCGCAAGCGTGGGGAGCGCCGGCTCGAGATGCCGCGCGTCTCGGTACGCAGTGGATGTTCGACCATGGGCCGTGTCGGCGAATCGTGACCAACGTGCCGGAATACAACCGCATTGCCGAGCGCTTTGCGCGCGCGTGCGGCATGGCCGAATACGGTCGAAATCTCAAGAGCTTCCTAAAGGACGGCGTTCTATACGACGAGATCCTTTTGGGAATCAGTAAGGAGTAACGGAGATGCCGGCAGCAGCCATCATCCCAGCAGCGATTGGAGCCGCCGGTGCCATCGGCGGCTCAATCATTTCAGCGAACGGCGCGCGATCCGCGGCGAATCAACAAGCCGAGGCGAATCAATCGCAGCTCGCGGAACAGCAGTACCAGTTTGATACGGTTCGCGGACTGCTAAAGCCATACGTCGACACCGGGACGCAAGCGCTTGGCGACTATCAAACAGCCCTCGGTGGATACCGTGGAATCCTTGGGAACCTGCTCGATTTGACGGGCGGAAACGGGAATGTCGCGCAGCAGGCATCGATTAAGGGGTTGCAGAGCAATCCGCTATACACGAACGCCATGAACCTCGGGCAGCAGGCTATTTTGGCGAATGCGAGTGCGACGGGTGGGCTTCGCAACGGCAACACGATCTACAACCTCGGCTATCTGCCCGGGCAGGTTTTGAGCAACGTCATGCAGTCGCAGATCGGCAATCTCGGAACCGCTCTCACCGGCCAACAGGGATTGCTCGGCAACATTGGCGGCCTGATTTCTTTGGGCGAGAACGCCGCGGCAGGCACTGGTAACGCTGCAATGCAGACGGGAAATAACGTCACGAGCCTTCTTGGGCAGCAAGGCGCGATCGGTGCGGGCGCTACGCTGGCGGGCACGAACGCTCTCACAAATGGGCTGAATGGCGTAACGGGGGCGCTCGGATCATATTTTGGCTCCGGAGGCGGAGGTGGCGGATTCAATTTCACGATGCCGGCCGGTTCTGCCGCAACTCCAGCATATATGAGCGCCGCCGGCATGTCGCCCGCTGGATTGTTCGGCGTAGGGTCTGGAATGGGCGCGGGAGGCTGATATGTCCGACATCATGGCAACTCCTCCGCAGCCCGTGAATTACAGCGGCATGCAAATTCAAGCCGATCCGGTCAACAGCTTCCTGAAGGCTTCTCAGGCGCAGGCCAATATCGGGCTGACGCAGGCACAGCAGCAGCAAACCCAGCAGCAAACCGCACTGCTTGGGATGGCTCAGCAGCGCCAGCAGGCGTTCGCAGATCAATGGCAACAGTTCGTGAAGAACCCGACGCCGTTAGGTGCGATTCAGATGGCCACGGCTAACCCTGAATGGGCCGGCCAAATCTCCGGGTCGTGGAATAACTTCACGGACGCGCAGCGCCAGCAAACTCTCAATCAGCTTGTGCCGATCGCATCTTCATTGCAGAACGGCCGATACGATCTAGCCAACGATCTCGTTCAGCAGCATATCGATGCCGTGCAGAACACGCCGGGGTACGAGAACAATCAGCAGCTTCAGCTCGAGCTAGCGACGGCCAAAGATGCGCAGCGCATGATCCAAGCCGATCAGCAAAACGGTACGCATACGGCGCAGGCTTACGTGCTCGGAACGCTCGCGGCGGCCCAGGGTCCGCAGGAATTCGCCAAGCACTTTGTCGAAAGTCAAACCGTGCCGGCTGGGATCGAGACAGCGAACATCGCACCGGCGCAAGCGGCTGCGAATGTCGGCGTAACGCAATCGCAAGCCCAGGACTTGCAGAGCATTATCGCGAATCGCGCGGCAACGTTCGGCCTCGATCAGCAAAAGTTCCAGACGGATGTGGCCTTGAAGTTGCGCGAGTTGAACTACCAGCAAAACGCGCCGAATATGGATCCGGCGCTACGCGCGCAGGCTGACCAGGCTGCGGCTGATAGCGTCGCCCACGATCAGATGGCGCAGCGCATTGGCACGCTCGCGCAGAACATAGGAACGATGAATGCCTCGGGCCAGTGGGTCGCGGGCAAGCCGGAGGATATTCGCGCTGGCTGGCAAAACTTCTGGGGCGATCAGGATCAGGTAAACACGCTCCGCAATGAGTTGCAGTCCGTCAATAATTCGCTCGGCGCGTTCGGCGGGGTCGGATTGTCCCCGAAAGACAAAAACACGCTTACCGCAGGCCTCCCTCCTAAAAACGCAGGAAATGATCAGATCCAGGCGTTCCTGCAATCGCTGCAAAACGCATCGCTGCGCGCCGCTCGCATGGCCGACGGCAAATCAAGTTGGGCCTATACCTACGGGCGGCTCGGCCCCGCGACACAGGACGCCAATATCGGCGGCATCCAGGTCGCGCGCGGCACGACGTTCCCGCAGTTCATGACGCAATTGCTCAAAGCCGGATCAACCGCGCCTTCGCCTTTTGCGGCACCTAACGCAGCGCCCGGCGTGCAGATCAATCAGCCGGCGCAACCGGCGCAGGGAGCGGGACAGTTCGGCGGAAACCTCTCGTATCTGAATAAGTACACGGGGGCGCAGTGATGCCGACCGGCTACGATCCGAGCGCCTTTCCGACCTCCTACAAGGACCCGGCCTACGATCAGGCCGACCAGGCGGCAGCGGCCTCCGTCGGCATCCCGCTCGCTTTGCTGTCGTCGATCCGCACGAAGGGCGAGAAATCGAACGCCGATCAGGTATCGAGCGCGGGAGCGGCCACGCCTTACCAGATCACGCCCAAGACGCGCCAATCGATCATCGACCAAACCGGCGTCGATCCCTGGCTGAATCCGCAGACGGCAGCATACGGAGCAGCCTACCTGCTCAAACAAAACCTCGACCGCAACGGCGGCAATCCGGTGCTCGCGGTGACCAACTATGTTGGCGGTACCGACCCGAAGGAATGGGGTCCGCAGACGATGGCTTATGCCAAGCGCGTGACTGGCTTCACGCCCAAGAGCTACGTGCAAGGCCAGTCGCCCAATCCATTCGCGCTGCAATCCGCGCCGGATGTGGGCAGCGCGCCTGGTTCGATCGGCCCGCAATCGTCCGCGCCGGCAACTGGTGGCGATCCGTATGCGCTTCAGCCAGCGCCGAACGTCGGACAGGCGCCGGGCGCGGTGCAATCCGGCCCATCCCCACTCGAGCAAGCCTACCAGGCATACAAGAACGGCAGCATGTCGCCCGAGGATGCCGCGCAGTTCGAACAGGACGTGAATGCCGGCCGCATCGTGTTGCCGGCCGGTTCCACTGTAAAGCCGCCCGCGCCTCAAGCGGCACAGCCGAAGATCATGCCGATTGTGCCGCAGGCAGCGATCGACGCATTTAACAAAGGGCAGATGAGCCCCGAGGATGCAGCCCAGTTCCAGAAGGACCTGGACGCAGGCAATATCGCGCTTCCGCCAAATACGACGCTCAACCCTCCCGCGCCGGGCGTAGGGCGTGCGGCGGGTGTTGCTGAACGCGGATTCCTTGAGGGCTTAGGGCAGGGCGTTGGCAGTCTTATCGATAAGGCGAAGAACATCGTCGACTTGCCGGTTAATGCGGTCAACGCGATTGCTGGCGGCGCGACGCCGTTAAACGCCGTCGACGCTTTATTTGGCACGCACCTGGCATCGCCTCCGAATGCTGCAGCCGCTCCGCTCGCCGGCGCGCCGAATGCGGCCGCGCAGCTCCCACAGATGGAGCAAGTCGCCCAGGCGGCGGCGGACAAGATGGGCTTACCGGTCGCTCAAACGCAGGGAGAGCAAATCGTTCAGGCCGGCGCGCGCGGCGCGGGTCTTATGGTTCAGCCGTTCCCTGGCATGACGCTCGCGCACCTTCCCGCAGCGGTTGCTGCCGGCGCGGCCGGCGGCGCGGTGGGGGAGCAAGTTCATCAGCAGACCGGAAGCCAGGCGCTCGGACTCGCGGCGAATCTGCTGACGACCGCGCTTTCCCCAATCGCGGCCGCACGTGTCATGAAGGCGCTTGTCGGCGAAGTCGGCGCGCGCGGCGCGCAGGCGGGCGAGGCTGGCGCATCAGCCGCAGCCGAGCAATCCCAAGCCGCTCGAGGCGAAGCTGCTGCGCCGGAAGGGCAGGCGCAAGCGGCTGAAACAGCAGCAGCGGAGCAGGTCCCGGCTGCAACATCGGCCGAAAGTGCTGGCACCCAAGCAGAAGCGGCTGCGCAGACTGCCGCCGAAGAGGCGTCAATCAATCCCGCCGCATCGCCTCTCGCGAGCGCCGCGAAAGACTTCATCACGCCCGACGAACTCGCCGCGCAAACGCGCAAGGCAACCGGGCAAGCGCCGTTCGGCATGGGTCAGAGCAACGCGCGCGAAATCCTCGCCTCGCAGGCATCGCCCGACGCCGAGACGCTAGCGGCGGCCAAGCGCCTTGGCATCGAAGACAACCTTCAACCGGATCACCTGACGACGAATCAGGCATATCGCGAACTCGCGCAGGCCATCAAATCGACGCCTGGTAGCCTCGCGCGCCAGCAGGAGATGGAAGGGCTAGACCAGATCGGGCAGCGCGGCGTGAAGGTCATCGAGGACGCGGGCGGTACGCGCGACCTGAGCGACCTTTCCTCGCAGGTCAAAAGCCAGTTGATGACGACCCAGCAGAAACTCGACCAGAAGGCCGAAGCGCTGTATGCCGACATCAAGCAGTCCGTCCCGGCCAAGACGGCCGCGCCGGCGCAAAACGTCCTGTCGTTCATCCAGCAGCGCGCCGACGACCTGGGCGGTGCGAAGAACCTTTCCGCACCCGAAAAGATGATCCTCGGCAAGCTCTCGCCGAAGGAAATCCCGATGACAGTCGGCGGCCAGGAGATCGATCCGCGCGCACTCGGCATGCAGCCCGAAATGCAGCAGCCGAGCTATGCGCTGCTCGACGACGTGCGCCGCAATATCGGCAACGGATTGCGCAATCAGGGGCCATTCAAGGACGCCGACACCGGCTTGCTCAAGGCGCTCTACGGGCGCATCTCGGAAGATCAGCGCGCGGCGCTCAGCAGCGTGCCAGGTGCATTAGAGAAGTTCGACGCTGCGCGCGCCGCGGTGCAGATGCGCAAGAGTGTCGAGGACGACATGACTTCGCTCTTCGGCAAGCAACTCGGTGACTCGATCGTCGGCAAGCTCGGCACGGCAATCTCCGCGCTTCCGAAGGGCGACGAATCGAAATTCGTCGCGCTCATCAAGTCTGTTCCTCCGAGCATGCGCCAGCAAGTGACCGCGAGCGGTCTGGGCTATGCCTTCGGCAAGGCCACGAAGAACGGCGAACTCAATTTCAAAGCCTACGCTGATTGGATGGATGGCCTCAAGAAGAACTCGGCTGCTTTCAACGCCGTGATGGGTAATCTGCCGCCCGAGACACGTCAACAGTTGCTCGACCTGGCGAAGGTTTCGCGTGGCATCGCCAATGCGACGCGCGAGGCGATCACGACCGGACGCATCATGGCTGCTCGCGAGGAATTGAACGCGCATGCCGATGGCGTCATGTCGAACGTCATGAACATCGCTCGGCAGTCCGCGCTCGGTCACATCGGCACCGGTGCAGCGTCGGCCGGCGCGGCCATAGCTGGCCCGATTGGAGCAGCAGTCGGTAGCGGTATCGGCCGCGCCATCGCGAGCGCGCTGTCGCGTGGCAAGCCCGACGTGATGAAGGCCGCCGACGAACTCATCGTGTCACCCGAATTTCAGGCCATCGCAAAGAGCGGGCAACCCTCCGAGGCCGCAATCAAGGCTGCGGCGAACTCTCCGAAATTTCGCAGGTTTTACGACCTAGCCCGCGCTGCAAAGACCGCGGCGAACGACCCGATTGCCCGAGAACAATGGCTGCGCGGCTTGGTTAGCGTGGCAGGGCAGCAAGCCCTAGAAAACAAAAGGTGAGCACAATGCTAGTGAACGTCGTAGGCAACCCGGTCGATCTGTTTCTCGACTCCAACGGCCAACCGTTGCAAGGAGGTTCGATCTATATCGGTCAGCCTAATACGGATCCGACAAACCCGGCCAATCAGATCACGGTCTATCAGGACGCTGGTCTGACTATTCCGTTTCAGCAACCGATCAAGACGATCAACGGCCAGCCGGCGATGAACGGCTCTCAGGCGATCATCTACCTCGGCCTTGGCGTCAACACGTATTCTCTGGCCGTCTTCAATGCCGGCGGCGTCGCGGTCATGTCCATTCCTGTCGTGGCTCCCACGTCTCTCGGAGGCAGCGCTGGCGGGAGCATGACGGATGAAGTAGGGAAGAATGGACAACCGGGATTCCTGGCCGGAACGGATTTCACGGCGGGAACAACGACTAGTCTTCAACTGTCGCGGAACTATGGCGCGGTGTCCAATCTTTGGGTCGCATTCGACGCCGCCGAGCAGGGCGCCGATACGTTGTCGCTCGGTGGCGCGAACAATCAAACGCTGACGTTCAATGCGCCGATACCTGTCGGCACGACAAAAGTGTACGTCAAGGGCGGCACGACGAACGCCATTGGGACGCCCGCGAATGGAACCGTGACCGATGCGACGGTATCGCCAAGTGCCGCGATCCAATCGACGAAGATCGATTTCATCCAATCTGGAGTCGGCGCTATTCACCGCACCGCATTGTCCAAAATGCGCGAGCGTGTTACGCCCTTCGATTTCGGTGCGGTCGGCGATGGGACAACGATTGACGATGCCGCAATTAATGCGGCGGCGGCAGCGGCGGTTAGCCTAGGCGTGGCGCTTGATATGAGCGGAAAATTCGCCGTCACGCATATCCCCATTCCTACCGGTCTGCGTCACATCAAGGGGGATTGCATTCTCCTTGGCCAGACTTCCGGCACGTACAGCGCGGTCCTAGAGATCAAGAACATCGTCGATTTGACGATTTCTGGAACCATGCTTGTCGCCGGCCAATACAACACCGGCTACGCGTGCGGCGTGAAGGTGTGGGCCGATCAGGCTTCGGGCTGCTCCCTGATCAGCCTGAACAATATCAGCGTTTCGTCGTGCAAAGTCGGCTGGCAATTTGGCGACCCGGCGCAGGTTGACACGCTCGTCAGCGAAATCACCGTTTCTGGCGGCTACACGTATGGCTGCCCGATTGCGTGCTCTGCATACGGAACGCAGACGTTCGTAGATTTCGTCGGCTACATCCTGCAATCCAGCTACGGGACCGGCACCGGGTCGTGGACTTCGTTGCCGGCTCGGGTAGTTCAGGCTCTCGGTGCTTCCGTGTCGCAGGATGGCGGCGAATTTCTGATGCCCACCATTACCACGGGCGCCGGTGTGGAACTCGATCCGATCACGAGCGTTTCGTTCACGAACAACTACGGCACATACAAGGGCAACGGTGTCATTGTCGAATGCGCGTCTCCCTTTGTCATTACTGGTGCAGCGGGAGTATCGAGTCCTGTCAATGGGCTCATCTCGTTCATCGGGTGTACTGGTATCCACACGCAGAATTCGCAGGCTCTCATTCAAACGGATGCAAGCTTTAGCGGGCGCATCATTCTGCAAGGGAACAATTTCTATTGCTCGACGCCGCGAACCTTCGCAAACATCGCTTGCAGCGGGAACGCCGATATTTATTGCGACGACGTTTCGTTTGGCAAGAATTTCCTCGGGCCGCTAGCCGGAATCTCCGGTGGAATTCCGCACTTTACCAAGCGGACCATCCTGCGTGCTTCGAATCTTGGGGGGCAGTCCTTTCCGAGCGCGACAAATACGGATATGAAATTCACCGTTGTTGATAACACCGGAGACCTCGCACGGTTTTCATCCGGCTATAGCCCTTCTACCGGTGTTTTCACCGTTCCGAACGGTGGGCTGCAAGACGTTGAAATTTCGACACGAATCTATTATTCGGGCCTCGGGAGCACAGCTTTATATATCGAGGTGAATAATTTAATCATGTCTGTAGAGCCGAGTCCTGCTAACGGCGGTGGCACGGTCTACAACGCGGGTTCGCTCGTGGCTGGAACGCAGATCAAGGCGACATTGAACAACGGCGGCGGATCGATCGCAGTCGGCTCCAATCCCTGGGACTTCCTTCAAATCACCGCGAGAAACTAAATGAAGCGCTATCTATTCATCGCCCTAGGTCTGCTTGCTACGATCGCGAATGCAGCGACGACAGTTCCGGTTCAGCTTCTCAATCCGGCTGGTTCGTCCTCCGGGCAAGCCGTTGTGTCGACCGGTCCAAGCACAGCCCCCGGTTGGGGAGTCGTTGCGACGGCCGGCGCAAATAGCAATATCACGTCACTATCCGGCCTCACGACTCCATTGTCGGTTCCGCAGGGAGGCAGCGGCCTAGCTTCTTTGGCGCAATACAACGTGCTCGCCGGAAACGGCACCGGCACGATATCCGCTATTGCGCCTAGCACGTCGGGATTTGTCCTAACTTCGAACGGCGGTTCCGCATTTCCCACGTTCCAAGCGCTTCCCTCGGGGCGCCTGATTGCAGTCCAGCGGTTCACATCAAGCGGAACTTATACACCTACGTCGGGTGCCACATCCGCCATCATCTATTGCGCTGGCGGCGGCGGTGGCGGCGGTGGTGGAGCGGCTACCAATTCGGCTCAAAACTCTGTTGCGGGACCGGGATCGTCCGGTGCATGGGCGGTTGTCCGCGTAACGAGCTTGAGTTCACAAACCGTCACGATTGGGGCCGGTGGACCCGGCGGCGTGGCCGGGGCAAACGCAGGGACGGCGGGCGGACAGACTAGCGTGGGCACGTGGGCTGTGTGTCCCGGTGGCGGCGGCGGTTCTGCTGGCGCAGCTACGGCATTTGCCAATACTACCCTGGTCGGTAATCCGGGTTCCGTATCAAGTGCGCCTACCTCGACCGCGACACTGCTTTATGGATCGATTGGCGGTTCTGGAACATATGCTCAATTGGCCTATAACGGAACGGCCCTTGTTTCAGGCATCGGCGGCTCTAATCCTTTCGGATCTGGCGCAGTAGGAAGTGCGGTCAACGGATTTGGCTATGGCAGTGGCGGCACCGGAGCGCTTGTCGGTATAAGCTCCGCGGCTGTGGCTGGCGGAAGCGGAGCGGGCGGAATCGTACTCATCTTCGAATACAACTGATTGACCATCCTCGCTTTACGGGACCGACATGGATTACGACATGGCTATTGCCGAACTCAAAAGCCGACAGGCCGCAACGGATGCAGCCGTCGCGAAGCTGGATGAGCGCGTGACGAAGCACGACGAGATCATCGAATTTTTGATGGGATCGGTTGCCACGAAAGAGGACTTCGCCGGCCTGCGTGGTGACTTACGCGAACGCGACGAGATTGCCGCGGAGCGTATGGACTACTACCGAGATCGTCTGCTAGAGATGGAAAAGAAGCATGCGGCCGATCTAGCGAATCGGGCCGAGCAGACGACGGCTAACGAAGGAAAGTTCAATCGTCGCATGAGTTGGGCGATGGTAATCATGTTCGTCGGCGAACTCGTACTAGGCTGGCTGGGGTTGCACCATGGGAAGTGACGCTCAGCTATTGAAGCGCCTTTACCTGCGCTTCCGTCATCCAAAGGTATTTCTGATCGCGCTGTGCACGTTCATCTTCACGATGTTCGGGCTGCACTTCTTCTATGGAGTTGACAGCGATTGGGGTGGAACGAATCTCACGCTGTCGTATGAGGCATCCGTCGCGAGCGCGGTCGTCACAGTGGCGGCCGAGGAAACGATTCGGCTTCTGAAGATCGTCATTGAGCGTCTGGCCGAGCTTCACATGATCGCCGTCGAGATCCGGCGCATTGCAGCGCTCACGCAAGAGCAGGGCGCCGTGTCGAACAAGACACTGCGCGGCGTTCTGCTCATTGCCGAGGCGCAGCGCGACATGCTGCTCGACTTCCGGGCGCTCCTGCAATCGATCAAGGACGGCGACGACAGGATTTTGAGGGAACTCGCCAGGGAGGCAAGCCATGAACCCGGACAATGAAGCGTTACTCGTGCAAGAACTGCGTCGCGACGAGGGCGTGCGATACACGCCGTATGCCGACACGAAGGGCATCCCGACCGTAGGGGTAGGGCACAACCTGCAAGCCTCTCCATTGCAGCCTGGATGGTCGTATCCGCTAACCGATGGCCAGGTGAATCTTCTGCTCGACAGCGACTTGCTCAACGTCTACCACGACCTCGACCGCAACCTGCCATGGTGGTCGACGCTCTCGGACGTGCGCCAGCGCGTGATCTGCAACATGTGCTTCAACCTTGGCATGAATCGCCTGCTTGGGTTCAAAAACACGCTGGCGGCGATGCGCCAGGGTAATTACGACGCGGCGGCTGATGGGATGCTTAATTCAGCGTGGGCGAGCCAAGTCGGTGAGCGCGCACAACGACTCGCGCAAATGATGCGCACGGGAGAAACAGCATGAGCGGATGGGACGATGCGCTTGGGGTGGTGGAAAAACTGGCGCCGACGATCGCGACTGTGCTTGGTGGCCCGCTCGCTGGCGGCGGCGTGGCCGCTCTCGAATCGGTCTTCGGGCTGACGCCCAAGCCGGATGCCTCGACGGACGATAGGCAGAACGCTATCGCCGCGGCAATCTCCGGCGCGACGCCCGAGCAATTGCAGGCCATGCGAAAGGCTGACCAGGATTATGCGCTGGCAATGGCGCAAGCCGGGTTCAAGGACACCGAGACGCTAGCGTCGCTCTCGGTCCAAGATCGAAGCAGCGCGCGTACGATGCAGGTCGCGACGCGCTCTATCATGCCGCCCCTGTTCGGGATGGCAATCATCCTCGGAAGCCTGGGCGCCGCCGCTGCGATCCTGGCCGGCAAGGTGACGTATGCCAACACCACCGAAGCAACGATGGTCGGCACCGTCATCGGCTACCTCTTCAGCGAGGCCAAGGCCGTGCTCGCGTTCTACTTCGGCTCGACGCGCGACACGGAGCAGACGAACGAGTTGTTGGCCAAATCAACACCTCCTGGGAGCCAGCAATGAGCAAGATCGGCCGCTATCTGCTCAACCTCGCTATCCTGCTCGATGAAGCCGCTAACACGCTCGCAGGCGGTTCACCAAACGAAACCATCAGCGAGCGCGCGGCCAAAGCCAGGAACGCCGGGCGCCGCTGGGGCTGTGTGCTGTGCCGGGCGCTGAACTGGATCAACCCGGGCCACTGCGATAACGCGCTTACTTCGACGATTGGGGATGACGCGGTAATTCCTGACGGTCAGTAGCCTTCTCCTTCAGTTCCACAATCGCCTTTGATATGGCACGCGACAGAACCTCGATTGGCATACCTTCTTCGATCAGGATTTGCAGGTTTTCGAGCAAGCGGATGGGTAAGTTGTCCATGATTCCTCCGTTATAGCCTGGCGGCAATGTCTTCCGGCGACTCGCGATAGTACACCTCTTGCAGCAGCCTCAAGTCCTTGTGACCGCTGATCTTCGCGAGCGTCATTACGTCGACCCGGCGCGATAGGCGCGTGAGCGCCTCGGCACGCGAGTCGTGAAAATGCAGATCCTCGATGCCGAGGGCCTTTTTCGCCTTGCGAAATAGCGCGTCGAGCGAGTCGGCGGTGATGGTAAAGCATCGCTCGCGCTCGGCCACCGGCCGCAGCAGGCGAATCGCCTGGCGTGTGAGCGGAACCTGGCGCGGCTTGCCGGTCAGGTATTCCATCTTGTGACTCACCGTCGCCACGCGTTTTTTCATATCGAGCGTGCCGCGGCCCAGCGAGAGGATCTCACTCACGCGCATAGCCGAGCGCAGCGCCACCAGAAAGGCGAGGGCGACTTCCTGCGACTTGCTCACCGGCGCCACGCCTGGGCGATGGCCGAGCCAGCGTACGATCGTCTTGACCTCCCGCCATGAGATGCGGCGCGTGCGCGGCGCAGCCTCGGGGGGCAGGCGAAACCCATTGAACGGGTTGTGTTCCATCCAATGCCATTCCTCGCGCGCGATCTTGAACGCGTTTCGAATCAAGTTGATATCGCGGCTGACGGCGGCCGGCGACACCTTCTTGATCGTCTTGCCGTCCGGGCCTTCTCTGTCCTTTAGCCTGGCATCGCGCCATTGCGCCAGGTGTGGCGTCTTGAACTCGGCGAGCGTCAGCTCGGCCAGCGCCGGGAAGTCTCGGGTGAAGGCGGATAGGCGCAGTTGCTCGGCC